CAAAATAATTTAGATAACCTAAATAATCTAAAACAAAGTATTATGCAGGAGCGTGATCCAGAAATGTGGAAACAATTTATTGAAGTACAGCTGGCTTCTGATAAATTCAGAGGTCTTAATGGTCAAGATTACATACCATGGTTTAAAGAATATGTCTACTCGTAAAATATTTTTATCATTTGGTTGTAGCCATACAGCTGGTAGTGAGATTGATGGACGTGGTGATTCAGATTACAATAGGCAGCATTCTTATGGTGCTAAGTTAGCAGAAAAATTTGGTTATGATGAACACTTAAACTTTGCTATATGTGGAGGATCTAATCAAAGAACTTTTGTGTTGACTACACAAGTAATCAATGAGATAATACACAATGAAACTAGTTTAATTCCTTACAATGATGCTGAGTATTTTCTTCTCATAGGATGGACAAGTTTGAATAGATTTGAACTTAGATATAGTGATGATAATGAATACATTTACAAACTTTGTGGAGCAGCTGGTGAAAAAGTTGATCAAAAACTTATTCCAACTTGCATAGGTATGTCCCCTCAATTGATAAATGAAAAGGATCTACAAAGAACTGCAGAGTTTATTCCATATATTACTAATCCAATAATAATGGCTGACTATCTTGCAAGTTTTGCTTTTTCTGTACAACAGCTTTGTGACATACACGGTATCAAATATTATATGTTTAATGCTATAGAAAATTTTCATAAAACAGATGGGGCGCATCCTAAATTCACAAAAGATCAAAATAAAGATATTGTGTCTCACCCAGAGTTTCAAAATTATAGGCCAGGAAACCTTAACATATACAAACATCTTGATCGTACACGTTATTACCATCCAGACAGTTATGAACTCAATTATTACAGGTGGTGCACTAACGTAAAAGGACATAGTAACAAAAGTAATAAATATTGGCACCTTGGTGAAGAAGCTCATCAAGATTGGGCTGATCATATTTACCCGGAGATTGTAAATGCTTACCCAGATATGGGATAAATTTATTATGTGGATAACCTACCCTTCGTTCTGGTTGCGAAGACGTAGGCTTATGAAAGAAATCAGAAAGAGTGACCCATTCATTTACGAGGAATAACATGACTGACAAACCTGAGCTTTATAGAATCTATACAAGAGACCTATGTGGTTATTGTACTATGGCAAAAAGCCTATTAGACCAATATAGCATTAAGTATACAGAATATAATCTTGAATCACATCCTCATCATAGAGATGAACTGTTGAAAGAAGCTCCAGATGCAAGAACTGTACCACAGATCTTTATTGGTAAAAAACTTATTGGTGGTTATGACGATCTTAGAACTTATGTAGAGGAATGTATAGAATCAGCGAGATAGATTATGGTGAAACTTACAATATTAGACAGTGGTCCTGAAAAAAATGAACTGAACAGAAACTCTCAAGGTGGTACTGAGCTTATGCAGAATAGATTGTATAAGGAGATGCCTAAAGAGTTGATTGACCAGTTTCAGATTATATGCTCTCGACCTCGAAAACTCAAAGAAGATAAAAAGAAGATCCTATGGTGCCATGATTTGGCTCTTGATCCAGAAGTAGAACATCTAAAGGACGGTGGGCATGAAAAGTATGATAAACTGGTCTTTGTCTCTCATTGGCAAATGCAAGAATATGTTAATCATCTTGGTATTCCTCACTCTGCTGGATTTGTATTACAAAATGCAATTGATCCGATACCTGAACACACGAAACCAGACGATTGTATCAATCTGGTCTACTTCTCTACGCCCCATAGAGGGTTAGATATTCTCGTTCCAGTATTTGATGGGTTGATGCAAGATCATTTTAAGAAAGTAGAGAAGCCAATCAAGCTCCATGTGTTCTCTAGCTTCAATCTATATGGTTGGCCAGAAAGAGACGAACAACATAAACAAATATTACAGCAATGTAAGGATCACCCAGATATTGTATATCATGGGTCTGTTAGTAATAAAGAGATGCGTAAGCATTTACAAGAGATGCATATACTTGCATACCCAAGTGTGTGGCCTGAGACTAGTTGTCTAGTACTAATGGAAGCTATGTCTGCTAGGTTAGCTTGTGTACACAGTTCATTTGCAGGACTACCAGAGACAGCTGCTAACTGGACTCTGATGTATCCTGTACATGAAGACCCTAATGCTCATGCTCAAATATTTGCGCAAAACTTATACAATGCGGTTATGATGTTAGATGATGAAGCATTCCAGACAAGATTACAAATGCAGAAGCAATATTGTGATGCATTCTATAACTGGGAAACCAGAGCTATGCAATGGAAGTCGTTTTTGGAGGGATTGGTATGAGTCCAGAAGAATGGCATGAAAAAAATGAAGCTGATAAAGCTGCTGAAAAGATAGTTGAGATAATTGAAACATGGGGAAACCATAACGTTGCTAGGGCTGTTAAAGAAGTTGATGAATTCTTAAGCGATGTACAGCAAACATTTCACATGACAGAATCTCAAAGAAATTATTTGAAAAGAACGAGACTTACCTTTGACAAGATTTTCAAGTGAAGTTGTTAATAATGATAACTGGTTAGAGTTTGTCAACTTTCTGAGATATGAAAGAGATCATAGTCAGAAAAGAGACCGTAATGCTGATTGGTTTGACTATCTGTTAGATAAATCTTTCTGGGAAGTATATCCTATGTGGTCTTTCTCCAGAATGGATGGAGAGATATGGACTATCTCTGCTGTACAGAAACACAACTTTCCTGTTGGTGTGTATAGAGTTATGTCTAGGTTATATGTCAAGCAGGGGTTTAGGAGACCCGTAACTTCGGATATGAAAAGATATAGACATAACTGGCCAGCAAAGTCTGCTTACTTATTTCCACCACAGTTAGATCTAATAAACTCCATCGATGGAGCAACAATGGTAATGACTATGGAGCATGTTAAACGTAGAAGAAACTTACAGGTAATATCAGACTACTTTAATAGTAACTATCAAACAAACTTTAAAGTTCAACCACATATGTATCAAACGTTTGATGATCCAGATAACTGGAAGTCATGGCAAGTGTTAACATCAACTAATGAAGTTGATATACCATACATTACTGTTGACGAATGGAAAGAAAGATTCCCAGAAGCAGGACTATCAATTAAAGGCTAGTGCCTTTTTTTCTAATTGGTTCATCTGTAAATCTTGTATTAACACCGAACACCGTGACACAAGCCCACTCCTTACCTTGTTGTGGAGGAAATTCTATGACATGTAAAACATCATTTTCTGAATTCCACCAAACCATACCACCTGTTTGATGCACTGGGTCATCGTATTGAGCAATCATCTGCTCATTCTTATCATCAGTGAACTTGATCAAAAGACTTTCTGTCTTCTGACATAGAATAGGTTTTTGGGTTCCAAAATATTCAAGACCTGGAGGAGGCATACCTTCTTTAGGTTTATTATTTTGTACTAATGTAGGAGTTGATAATGATGGAGACACAGGAGCATCTTCATTAGGAAGTGTAATATTGCAAGCTGTAAGCATGAACATGCACCCTACAGCAATAATCCTAAACATTGTATTTCTCCTTATAGAGGTTCCTATACTCTTGGAATAGATGTATGTGATCATCTCGCTTTTCAATAAACAATTGAGGTTCATCTTCCTCTACAGCTATAATTGTAACTAAACGAGTGATTGGTATTTCTGTACGTTCTTCAAACATAACAGCATAAGCTGATTCTTGCATAAAATAATTACCAATGTAAGACCGCCTCTTTCTTTTATTAGCAGTCTTAAAGTCTATGATTGCTGGCTTACCTTTAAATTTACCAATTAAGTCTACCCTACCAGCAGTCTTCAAATAATCACTATACAAAGGACATTCAATAGCATATACGTCCTCAAGATAAGCATCGAGAATAGGTTTAATCTGTTTAAACATAAACAAGTTGTTTGGCTGTACTTTCTTGAAGTCAAGTTCCTTGTTAGCTACATAGTCCTCACATAACTTATGCACTTTTGTACCACGAGATGATGCACGAGTGCTTATCCTGTTTGCAGCCTCATTACCAACTCTTTTACGCCATGCTTTGATAGCATCTTTAGTTGCTAATCCACATACTGTTGTAACAGAAGGATACTTGTTGCCATCTGGAGTAACATAGTATCTACTACCATTCTCATTTGATGTTTTTAACTCATCAAAATCTATTAGAGTATGTTTAAACATATCCCAAGTTGGTCTTTCCAATAATATATTCTTTCACGATACCTGACCTCACTATATCCTCAATACCAAATTCAAAGTGTGTAAATGATTCTATAGTATTTAGTATACCTAGAAACTGCTTTAATCCAGCTTTCTCATCATTGGTTTTAAGGTCTGTTTGTCTGTAATCACCACAAAGAATAATTCTACAATTAGGACCAACTCTTGTTATAACACTATCTAGCTCATGAAAGCTCATATTGTTTATTTCATCCACTAGTATGATACTGTTTCTGAACGTAGTACCTCTAATGAAACTAGTTGACAAAAACTCAATATAATTCTTTTGTGTTAGAATCTCATATGCATCACCACGGCCATACAGCTCACTGCATATTTGTCTATATGGATCTTCATATACTTGAACTTTTTGTTTAGCATTACCAGGTAAGAATCCTACATCTCTTGTAGGTACAGCAGACCTGACAATAAACAACTTATCATATATCTGGTCCTGAATCTCTCCAAGAGCAAGATATGTAGACAAGAATGTCTTTCCTGTTCCTGCTAAACCATGTAGTACTAAATGATCACCATTATCATACGCATCAATAACTTGTTTTTGTATTGGTGTAAGGTAGAAATTGGATTCTAAATCAATAAGTCTAAATTTAGAACTCACATTGTTACCTTCATCTAGTATCCCTTGTTGCCTCAGTATACGTTTTTGTCTCTTAGTTAATCTAGTTGAACGCGCCATTAAACGTCTATAGTGTTCCCAGCACCAGAGCCTTTTTTGATAGTCTTCAACATATCTGTCCAGCCTCCATCTTTCTTAATACCACCTACTCCTGACACAATAGCAGGTGCTGAAACTTCTCTTCTTAAATTTTTATTGCTAGCAAGAAGCTCTTCTAACTCAGAATACTTCATGTTAACTTCATACGATTCATTCGTATCTGTATTTGTTATAGTGTAGTAAGGCATCAATAATTTTCGCTAATCTCGTCTTCAATTTCTAATAGGTAACCTACATCTTTAGTTTTTAGGGCTTGCTTCACCTTACGCTTATTCTTTCTAGAAAGATCACGTTCTCTAACTTTTTTATCAGAGTACAATTCATCTTCATCTTCATCAAACATTTTAAACTTTTGACGGGCCATTTCCATGCTCCTATCTTACTTGAATTTGAGGGAATGCTTTCTCAACCACATTAGCACTAACACCTTTGATTGATCCACTTTTCATTTCTAAGACCAACTTGGCATCCTTTGGTGCAATGGTTTCGAGAAGTCTAATGAATACAACCTCTCGTTTAGCTGGTTGAACGTCTTCTAAGACATTACCATCTACAGAAATGAAATATTTCATCATACGCATCTGACCAATAAGAGCTCCTTCTAGGTCAGTGCCATCACCTTCATCGTTTGTTCCTTCTGCAGGGGTATAAGGTGGTTCACCTTCTGGTAACAACCATTTGATAGATGGGTTGTATGTTAACTGAAGCAAATCAATCAAAGCAGTAGATTCATTCTGTTTGAGAATGTCAGCTTTAATTTTAACGTTTTTGGATTTGCGCACTTCGTCTACGATCTCGTAGAGTGCTTTAGTGTAAGCCATTAAAAATCACCTATGTTTTCAATTAAATTTTTAAGTTTCTTTTCCACAAAATAATTAAATAATTTTGTCCTATCGTTATCAGATGGGATCCTATAAACTTGTTTTATCTGTTCCTTAATATCCTCTGGAACTAAGGATAGGTCAACAAGTCTTCTGTTTCGATTCCAATTGGCTTTGCAATGCTGTAGTGGTCCTTCAAACGAATGTTCGACCTCATCAATCTTCATCTCAACAATATTATTTAGTAACTTTGTTCGTAGAGGTTTCTGACGTCCATTAATAAAACAATCATCTCTTGATAGTATATTAGGTACACCATCACCTCTATCACCCTTAGCAATGTGCTCTACAAGATACTTACTTGGGTTGCTATGCTTTATCCAACGACTACGTATAGGATCATACTGTACTACATTCTCATATTCATGTAATTGAATAAAGTCTTTGTCTGCAGACAAAATTAAAATCATATCAGACCCATTGAGCAGCTGAGATCCTTCTTCGTGACATATTGTAGCAATAATGTCATCTGCTTCACACGTATCAATCTGTATGACTTTATATGGGAAGTACTCTTTCAGTTCATCTCTGATAGCGTTCAAGCAATTAAAGATAGAACTCCAATCCAACTCAGACTGAGATCTGTACTTCTTCCTGTTTGCTTTGTAATATGGAAAGATACGTTTGCGCCAATAGTTCTTATCATCACAACATATAACAAGTTCACCATAGTCATTGGAAAACTTATTTTTATATCCACGCAGAGAATTCAATACCATGTGTCGAACAAGGTCTTCTTGAACTTCTATATTTTGATGTGATCCAATTTGTGCCATCAGGTTTGAAATCATCACCTGGTTCATATCAACGAGTATCATTATATCCTCACGGGTTAGTCTTCTTCGTAATCCTCATATTCTTCAAAGTTTATATCTGAGTCGTTCAAGTTAATTATATTTTGAGCAAACTCTTGAAGTGGATGTTTCATTCCTATTGATCTAGCCATTGTTGACTTTATGGCTTCGCTTATCAATACTAGATCATATCTTATTTGCTGATCACTTTTCAAATCAAACCCATGTGTTTCTAATGTTCTAAACACATCAAAAGCAAAGTCTACTGCATGGGTTGAGATGAATTTTTGTCTAATCGCATTTGCATGAGACTTCAGTTCATCCTCTGATTGAGGAGGATGTAACTTAGACCTTTTTGGGAATGCAATTACATTTGACATATAAGACCCCTTGTTGTTTTAGTTATTTAGTCTTTTTCCTTCGGGTAGTCCTAGTCTTCTTTTTCTTAGTAGACTTAGTTTTTACTTCTTCCTCTGGTAAATTATAATACTCAGCATGCATTTCCGTTGTCCATAAACCAACATCTGGATAGAACACACCTACTTCACGTTTGATCATACCCTTGTATGGATCAGCAGGATGAAAATGATAAGCAACGTTTCTACAGATACGTTGTATCTTACCTTCCATCTCTTCGCCCCATCTTAAATCTAACCATACACCAGTACGTAGATATGCTTGAAGATTATGTATGTACGTCTCAACAATATTAAGTTCATTATTGAGGTTTCTATCTTTGGGATTCAACTTGATGTTCTGTTTCAATGCAGCTGCACGTTCTTGGTTAGTCTTAATCCATGAACGTACAGTTCTCACATTGACTGGATCATTTTCATCTCTAGAAACAGATGGATGAACAGACTTGTGTTCAGAAGGCTTCTTCTTTGCTCTAGCTTCTGCTAGACGCTCTGCACGCTGAGCTTTCTGCTCAGCAGTAAGAGGCTTTCGTACCTTCCTAATCTTTTTGTGTGGACCAGGTTGAGTTGACCTGTGCCTCGGAGTTCTTCTCATTTTCATTTCCCTCGTCTAAGACTAGATTTTGAGTCCATTGATAGAAGTTCATTTTAGCTTCTTCAGGAGTGAACTCAAATTGCTTTTCCATCATTGCAATCATATCAGATGGAGAAGCGGTACCTGAATCTCTAATCCTGTTAAGGAAATTAAATACTTCATTTCTCATTTATCAACCTCATATTACATTACACCAACACCTGTAGCTACAGTCTCACCGAGAGCCACAACAGTATTTATCGCTCCTGCAGTAACCTGAAAAACAGACATCACACCGAAAATTGCAAATCCTGCCACCAATGGTAAAACCAAAGTTCCACCAACAACTACTAATCCCATTTCTAAACCAGTCATTTTATAACCTTCCATACTCCATTTTTCCAACAGATCTTCTGACCTTGTTCGAGTGCTGGAGAAGATCTACAATAGCTATCTTCCCACTTAAAGTTGTCCCTCATTTCTTGAAGGCGCTTATTAATTTTCCGTTCATCTCTGTATTGAACAATGTTAGTGGTTACTTTTTCACATTGAATCATTTTACAAAATATTGAACCACCAACAATGCTCGCTACAGTAGATACAGGCTCTATCGCATAAGATGGATTAGAGCAGAAAGAGATACTACTGGCTAGTATAAGACTTAACCACAGTCTCGACTTCATCTTTCTTCTCCTGTTTAGCTTTCTCTACGTTCTTATCAAGCTCCTTATATGCTGCATTACTACGTAACTTAGCTAACAGCATACGGTCTTTCTTCAAACGATTAAGAAGAATCTTAGATGCCTCTTCATCATTATACTCGAGAAGAACAAAAGCACGATACTGAGATCCAGAAGAGTTCACAGAAGACTTAACCATAGAGTATCCACTCACATCAGTATCAGCAACCAAGTTTTTAGTCACCCGCTCAATTTCATTAAGTACGGCTGCATCAACATCAGACGATCCAACCTTAGCAATAAAGCTCTTAGTCTGAGACCGAAGTTGACTCTGGAAGCGATCAGCTAATGTAGTCTTAGCTTGTAGGATAGCCAGATCAACAGCAAGCTGGAGATCAGGAGTAACAGCAGAACCGACAGCAAATACACTACCTTCTTCCTTAGGCGGTTCCAGATACCATTTAGGAAGTATCTCAACCTGTTCCTTTACTTTTTTTACGTTATACTCATACAACGCTTTCGCTGCTGCAGGAGGTGCCATCTCAGCAGTACTAAGATGTGTTGAAGAGCAAGCCCCAAGTAGCGCTGTACTACTTACTGCTGCTAATAGTGCCATACGGTTCATTATGTTTCCTTTCTTAAACCTTCGAGCATTCCTATGAAAAACTCTAACCATGACCATTCAATTGTCTTATTATCACCATATTGTTTAGTTAAGTCAACGGGTTTGGGAATCTCCCGAATCACTATATGGGTTCTTTGAGGTAAATCTTCTTGCTTCTTTAATCGAATATTGAGCTCAGCAAGCTCTTTCTTTATCTGCTCTTTTAACTCTTTATGTTTTTTTAAAAAATTACTATCATATCCACAATCGGCAGATATGGTATGGGTGAGGATTTCTTTACCATCCTCACCCTTAGTTACCTTCATAACTTTACGGACATCACATGGAGAAGGCTTAATTAAATGCTCTTCTGCACCATGTGATACCGTAGGGATCAGAGCTAATGCTCCGACCAGGAGAAGACTCTTAGCCACACTCATTGTAAAAATGACCATCATCACATCGACGTGTACGTTTAATGTCTTTAACCATGCTATTGAACATACCTAAGAACTTCTTAAAGGTCTCTTCGTTCATAGCAGCCTCGTCATTACGAGGAATACACGATACAGTATCAACTGCGTCTTGAGCTCTTACTTGTTCCATATATGAGATACATGAGTCCCAATCTTTGTACTCAACTTCATATACATTACCACCAAACATTGATATTATCATAAGTGCCTTAATCATCATATTCTCCATTCAGCCATCTTTCTGCAGATGACATTACAATTGTTGGATACTTACGTATGGCGTATCCAGTTCCAGCTTCAAGATCCTTTTTCTTGATTAGATTTTTATGAGGATGCTTAATCTGTTTCCAGTTATCCAACATTCTCTTACATAGCATATCAAACTCACCATCTGATAGTTTACTCTGATCCTTCTTATAATACAGGTAAGACGACATTAAGTAAACAGGGACAAGTCGATTTATACTAATTTCTTCGATATTCATGACCATCCTTTCACATACTCATCTGAGAAGTTAGCTTTCGAGAACCTGTCACGATCAACGATCTTAGCAGCATTACCGAAGCTATCGAACACTGCATAACCTTCGTGTGCAGTCTCTTCAACTGTACCGTCAGTCTTAACTAACGTAGCTTTGTAATCTGAAGGGTAGACATCAAACTGAGACAGCAAGAACATCTTGTACTCAGTCAGCTTAGCATAGTCACTTTCAAGATCAGGAACAGATACAATCTCCTTGATCACTTCTTTGTACTCAGCAATCCGCTTAGCTTTAGTCTTATCCATCTTCACAGACTCAACAGAACGCTCCATGTGGTCAAACACGAAGTCAATAAACGAACCATCTGCATAGCCTTTGATCTTAGCATTCTGATATGTCTTGAACAATACGATTGTCTTATCAGATAAGTGAGAATAGTTACTCACATGAGGAACAAAGTTCGTTGCAGGAACGATATCTTCGATCTCATCATGAGCATTGATCATCCAAAGCTGGTTAAGATTACGAAAGTGCTCTTTGATAGATGCACCATATTCAATTGTATCGTTAGTATAACGTGTATGCCAGACAATACCAACCTTAGCAGAGCTAGGAATCTTAGATGTAACATACCTGATAGTGTTAGGATGAAATGTACCATCCATAGCACCATCAGTGAACATCAAATCACCTTGCACAAAGTAACCTGTCAGCTTGGGACCAACCCAGGCTCGATCGAGATATACCAATGTGTTCCACAGAGGAGTCTTCAGATCTTCAGGAAACTTAGGATCTGCATCGAAGTCACTACGTGAGTAGTACTTCTTCGCATCCTTGTTGAACAGACCCTTACGTGCAATCCAAGCACGACCATCATCATCTACACCGAAGAAGATCGATGGTGCTCCATCCCATTTACGTGTGAATTTAACCTCACCATGCATGAGCCGTGTGAGGAGGTCAGGACTCTCGAAGAGGAGGTCTTCGAGGTGTTCCATATGTGTGTTTTCTCTCATCATTATATAAGTATCCTACATATCCGTGTTTGGGTCAACACTTTTTTTGTGGAATATTATTACTTTTTTATTGGAGAATAGAGTATTCTATTTCTGTGGTGAATTCTGGGATATCTTCAGATTTTGTATCTTCGTGGGTGTGTAGGTGATCTGTGATGAAGAAATTTATGAGATCAATTTGTTGATCTGTGAGTTTTTGAGATGTTGTGAAGTGGTAGAAGTGTGGTGTAAGTGATGTTTTCATTGGATTCTCTCTGTTTTCCGATACCTTATATTCTCACATACCGCGTTCTTGGTC